TATTATAATTTGATTATTGTTGATAGAGTAAGAATTAGACCACATAGTATTATAAGAAGAGACTGGAGATATAGACACAGAGGATATAGGGGCTTGTATACTCCCATCTAAAGCAACCAAAGTATAATTAGGTCCATTACCTTGTAATAATACATTATTAGCAGTTATTGTTGTTGGAGTTATAGATACTCCATTTTGAACAGATAATCCTGCACCATCTAACCCTATACCAGTTTCAGCATCTACTTGTATTTGGCTATATATTAATCTTTTAGATTGACCACTTTGATGGGGAGTTGTTCGTTCTCTTCTAATAACTTGGCCATTATGTGTAAAATTTGTATTATCTAAGGAATAAAGATTACCATTCTGATAATCACCACATAAATGCATATAAGCATTTGGAAAAGCTCCAGGAATATATACATTCATATGAAAATTAACTAAATCTCTGCTATAATTACCATCTGAAAAATAGGCTCTCTCATGCCAAATTTTATGAGCTACATCAAAACACCATGTACTAATTGCTGAAGGATTATTTAGACAATAATAAGTATGACCTTGTTCTTGATAAGTCCAGGCAATAGTTTGGGAAACATCTTGAAGATTTTGTAACCATAATTCTACAGCATGATTTGATATTCTGATAGGTCTATAATCAAGGGCCATCCCAACTTCTGCCCAACCTCTATCATCATTTGTCACCCAGCAGAGCATTCCAGCAGCTTGAGCAACTGTCCAAGGAGCAACAGTGCCAGTAGGAGCAGTGGCACCAGGAATTTGTTGGAAGGTATTAGTTGTTGTTCCTCCACCACTATTCTGCCAAACTGATAAATAACGTGTGCCTAATATCCAAATTACATCATGGTCTGAAATGATACGGGAAACATTATCTGAAACTAGATTTACTTCTATAGTGTCCAAATCATTTATATTAAGAGGGTCAGAAGCATAAAATCCTGTAATAGTTCCTGGTTGTGAGAAAATAAATAAACCATCTTGAAAAGTTACAAAAGAGGAACCATAATAACCGCTAGCAGGACCTATTTGAACAACCTCTGAAGTTCCTTCTTGAAATACTAATCCAGTTGTAGAACCATCAACTACTATAACCTGATTAATAAGTCCTGTATTTGATATACCCTGATAATAATTTGGAATACCATCACACATACTCACATATCCAGCAGAGGTAGTAAGATAAGCCAAAAGAGTATGAGACCAAATAATATTACCAGAAGAGACAGTTGGAGTTAATAAAAATAAGCCATTACCAGCTACACAATATATAAAATTATTAGCAGTTCTATATATACCACGAATAGGAGAACGTGGTAGAGTGTGTTGTAAAGTTAATCCTGGAGTAGGAGAAAGCATAATGGGTTCTGATTCCTTAGCATCTCCTAACTCACTCATATCAGGATACCAATTAATAGTTCTCTCACATGAATAATTAGGAGTTTCTAGGGTATATGAACCTTGTAAAAAATTATGTAGTTTCATCTATATTCTCTTCTCTATTTTTATCTTATTACAAATTACCCATTCCTGCCCAAATGCCTGGTGTACCACTAACAGTACAAACCCATCCCTTCTGCTGCCCCACTGCTGGACTAGAGTTAAAACAAACTGACCCAGCAGTGTACGTCTTTTTGCTCACTTCGCCACCCACCCAGTGTTGGTCCCGATCCCGCTTTCTTTGACATAGGTTGTGGTTCCGGTGCCGCCAGACAAATTGGTGTAACGGGAGCCTGGATTAGCCGTTATGGCACCTTGAGGGCTTCCGTTACCGACCAAATTATACCCCACAAAATAAGCCGGGGAATGGCTAATGGTTAGGGATCCCGTATAGGTCGAATCCAAAGTTGCTTGGCCAGTAGCGTAATTGACGCTCTTAACCCAAATTGCACTTCCTGCTGAGCTAGTTATAATATCGCCACCATTGAATAGTAGGGCCTGAGCCGGGACAGTGAACGTGAACAGGTTACCTGCCTGGGTACCGGCGATTGCAGTTTGCACGGCAGACCCAGAACGACAGCGTCCAGTCGAAGAATTCAAATTTTGCCAACCATCATTAGTCATCCCCTTTTGATACCAATTGGTTGTAGAGAGTGTGTTTTGGACTAATTGCGAACCGTTTGTAAGGCCGTCCGAGAAAATGGAACAACCGGAAAATGTAGCTTGGGATAGAAATGAGCCTAGGCTAAAATTGAAATTTACCTCAGACGGACCAGAACCCCAGACAGGATCACTGGTCTGATGATACCCGTTCCAATACTTGAAGTTTTGTAACTCTGTGTAATTAGCCTGGAAAGCACTATAATTTATCCCGTAATAGGAATTTTGGTGTATTTCTAGATTGTTTACAACATAGGACGCAACTATGGCGTAATTACCTCCACTGAAATAACAACCGCCAATGTCCACACATTGAAGACCGGAACCAAGGGATGAATTTAGGACAACACCAACAGTGGGATATACTTCATGATAGTTACCCCAATAATTTACGCCAGCAATATTATCAATATAGACCGGAGCCCCATCGAAATTGCATCCCTGTACCCTGAGATTGACGCCCTGTGCTGAATCACTAACATAAGTACTTCCAGTAGTCCCTACCCTCAAGGCATAGGCCGTGGCCCCATAACTGGTAGACGCGGAATCTGACTGCACATCAATTAAACTAACATCATTTACCTGGTTATAGGTGTCGTCATAGCTATAAACTAGTATGTTGTGGTCACCCTGGGGGTAGGCTCCAGATACCACTGTGACGTTAAAGGTTGAAATTTGCAGGTTGACGCTGAACCTAGTAGCCTTGCAGTTGTAGAGGGTTACACCTGGACATGGAGTATTGCCGCTGTATGTGGAGGTTGGGCCAACCAGAATGCCGACCGTCTTAGCCGCGGTATATGGGCTGGGGCGAACGTCTGTAGAATATACGTTCAACCCATAGATCCGAAGCTTCTGGCCATACACGTTATTGCAAATCTGCACAGCCACAGCAGAGTTGAACCCGGACGGGAACCCGGATTTTACGATCAATTGCCCATCGCAAACGCCACTCGATGCTATGATTAGATTGCCATTAATAAGATATCCGCTCGAAGTATATGGGATATACCAAGCTCTTTTCAGGGCGAACATCGCCACAAAAGCTGCGGTATCATCAGTTATACCATCTCCCACGGCTCCAAAATCCTTAACACTAAGGATATCAGCATTTTTACTATGCTGAGTCCTTGCTACTGCTCCAGTAAATGGCTGTAGGACACCAATTAAAGCATCTCCGTTTATTATATTAGTTGTATCTGATAAATCTCCTGGCAATGTTCCAAGGGGATAAGATAATGTTGAATTAAATCCTACAAGTCCCTGGCCTTGAGAAATAGTCGTAGAAGCAGCTAATCCAGCAGATATATTGGTGCTAATTGAAGAAATATTGTCCATGGGAAAATTAGCTTGTTGAACCCCATTAACATCCAATAAATTAATCTTATAGGCATTATTTCCTAACCACACAGAAGCAGTTCCAAAAGCATCAAGGATAACTGGATTAGGATTAGGTATAGTTAAGCTGCTATCAGTATAAGTTGCTTGTGGAGTTAATGTTCCTGCGGCATATGAGTATAGTTGTCCACCAGCTAAAGGGGAACCTGCTGTATTAAATGCTTGAAATCTGGGAAAGGTAAAGAGAGAAGCTGAAGGGTTAATTGTCATTATTATTCCTTAGTATAAGAACCACTGTGTAGATGAGTTAATATATATAAAACGATAAGGGGTATTTAAAACTATTGTAGAAGGTGCTCCAACAAAAGTAGCCCCACTAGAAATCCATGTAGCTGTTGTCACTGAACTGCCAAACTCTACTATAAATACCTGTCCATCTATCGAAGCACTAGCAGCTGGTAAAGTTGTTGCCATACTAGAAGCTGATGTAGTTATATATGTAAAATGGTTTGATATAGTGACAGAAGTAGCAGAACCATTGGCGATAATTGACAAGCCTGGAAAAGACGGATTATTTAAAGCATATCCAACTGTTCCTGAAGAATAAGATAAAGTCCCCTTATATCCTACCTCACCTGCTCCTTGTGTTGCTGAAGAAGTAGATAAGAGTGAAGTAGAAGTAACATAAGAAGTATTAAAGGGCTGTGTAAATTGAGCATGGGTTAAAGAAATACGAGTAACAGCTGATATAACACATTTGCCTGGATTACTATAGGTAGAATTAGTTAGCATTGTAATTTGATATACTGGGACAAAGCACAGGAGAGGAAATACTAAAGTTAGAGCAGTAACACTTTCAGCCTGTGCGGAAGCCAAAGTAGAGAAGGTAGATTGTCCTGGAATTAGGAATACTTGTTTAGGAGTAGTTGAATCGGCACCTAAAGAAGCAAATAAATAATAGTTAACATATTGACCGGAAGTTAAATCAGTCATTTGCCAAGTTCCACTATTATTCTGATTGTATTGTAAGTAGTTAGTTCCTCCATCATATATAAAGGGAAGAGCAGAAGAAGTAAAATTACCTAAGGGTCCAGTTCCAGTTAAATATGAGGTATAATAAGGACCACCAGAAGAGATAGCTTGAGAGACAACCTCAACATCAGCATCAATAGCAGTTCCAGAGGCTATTGTGAATTGTGTGGCAATTTGTGCTGGAACACCTAAACCATAATTAGCCACTGTAAAATCTGTTATACTCTTAACAAAAGTTCCTATAGCAAGATTTTGAGAGTTAACCCATTCAGCAGGACTTTGATAATGTTTTCTAGTTTCAAATAACCAATATTGAGAAGTTGAAGCATTATAATAAACAGCACCTACCGGAACTGTATTTAAGATATTATAATAAGTCATAGAAGCAGTTAAAACACCGGCAGAAGTAAAATAAAAATACCAGGAACCAGAAGTATTAGCATGAGTTACAGTTTGAGTAGTGTAATTGGCTAAAGTTCCATTTAACCAAAGTCTGAAAGAAGCAGAAGTAGGAGAAACAGTAAAGGTTTGAGTAGTTGGTGAGTAAGATATATTTATTTCATATATTAAATTAGTTGAGTCATAGTAGAATCCATTAAGAGGAATAGAGGAAAGACTAGCTGTTCCTTGTCCTACGTTGTCCTGTGGATAATGTGCTTGCTGGATACCTGAGGAGTTAATTAGATTAAAACGGTATAAAGCAGAAGATAAATAAAACACTGCCTGTCCATAGTTATCAAGGGTAATAGGATTTGGACATGGTGAAGTTAGGGCAGCATCATAGAAGGTGCTTAAAGGGGTATTAGTTCCTGAGGCATAGGTGTATAAAAAAGCACCAGCAGCAGGAAGACCAGTAGTGTTATCATTGGCTTGAAATAATTGAGGTTGTCCTATCACACTTGTCATATTTAGTATTCTTTCATCTCATTTTTAGTTTTATTTTTCTTAACCTTTTCAGGCAGTTTCTTACCCTTACTGGCCTTATTCCATTCCTCTACATTAACACCTTGCTTTTCTAATTTATCTCTATTAGCATTAAAAAACTTTTCTTGTTTACGTGATTTGTAAGGAATAGCACACCTCCAGAAAATTAGACACCCGGCTCAAATATTTCATAAGCATAAGTAGACAAATCGCTAGCCTGAGGAGTCCAATCAGCATTAGTTCCATTAGATACAAGAATATAGCCAGCCGGAACTTGGTTTTCGTTTGCTGAGGCCACTACCTGCATATTAAGAGGACTAGTCGTAGAAGGTATAGAATTTGTAACATAGGGCATTTAGTATACTCCTTTATAGTTTTTATTTTAATTGCCCATCCAAGCACTTATACTACCACTTGACAGACCTGATACTACACAGCGATAAAAATTATAATTGACACTTGTATTGACAACAAATTGAGCTACATTACCAGTTCCAGATGTAAAGGTTAAAGCACTTCCTACATTTGACCAATTCTGACCTGATATAGAACCTTGAAATTGAACAGTGGCAGCAGTGGTTGATAAAGAACCAACTGCTTCAAAGTGGGCTATTCCAGTATTTGATCGTGTTAAAATTCCAGGCATAGTAGAGTTAACAGAAGCAACCCCAAATAGTCTAGGAAGTATTAAATTATTCTCCATCATTTATAATCTCCTTGTTTATATTTATTACAGTCTTACTCTTCCTCTTGATTCAAATATCATACTTGAACCTTGTGAACCGGCATATATACTCTCATACTTTATACAGGGAATATCAGCATTTATATTATTTATGGCATTACGAGCAGCAAGGGCCTTTAAATGAAATTCAGGAGCCAGACTTCTCTCAAAATGAAATTCTAATAATTCTGCCAGGGAAAGTTTAAGAGCCATAGCATAACCAGGAGGAGCAAATACAGTATCTAATAAGCTAGATACTTTGTCTAATTGGTCCCACACCCATAATATACAATTGGCAGTATTTCCAGGAATAGGCCAAAAGCGTAAATTTCTATATCCATCAGCAGCATCATCATAAACCATTGTGGGCCATAAACTAGTTGTATTGTCTTGTGGAATTCCTGCCCAAACCTCTAATGAAACTTGTGGTATTTCTAATTTGACAGGTTGAGAAAGACCAGAAGGGTATTGTATTTCTACCTTATCTATCTTAACTGGTCTAGGTATATTCCAATTATAGTCTAAAGAAGAGATAGTATTAAAGTAATTAGTATTTGGAGAAACAAAGGAACATAAACCAGCATCAACTTGAGTAATGGGTATAGGGGCAGTCCAAGATATCTGATATTGATTTCCAGATAATATACTTGTAATAGTTGTATTAGGAGCAATACCAGGAGCAATAAGAACTTGTCCAGCTGTTATATTACCCGGAGTTCCTGATATTACAGTCATTATATTACCTAAAACATTACATACAAATCTATTAGTTGCTCCCACCTGATATGTTTGTATACCTGATTGAAAGGGAAAAACATAAGGAGTGGTTGAAAATACTGATAAATCTTGATTATCCCACTGATCTAATAAATCTATAAGACTCTGTAATCCCAATTGTAATTCAAAAGGAGTTAATGGTGAAGTAGTATCATATATTCCAAGGAAAGAGTAAGCTGCTAAAATTATATCCTGTGCCACCAACTTACCGGAAGGGGAGGCAATACCTGGAAAATTAGAGGATGAGGGCATATTTTATAGACCTTTTTTGGCAAATCTTAACTTTACTTTTAAATCAGCTATCTGGACATCTTTAATCTTACTTTCTTCTTCAAAATTAGCTACTATTAACTCTAATTTATCTATTTTAGCCAGTAATTTAGGATATTCTCTTTCTAATTCAGCAACAGTTTTTATTATAGGTTCGTGCCAAGGTGTTTCTTGCCACATTTCCTTATCTTTAATGCCATCTAGAAACTCCTGAGAAGGGCATTGAAAGGCTTCTGTGCTATGTCGTTTATATAAAAAAATAGGAAATTCCAAGAGTATACCTCACATATATTATATTATAACTAAAACAAAATAGCCCACTATTTCTAATGAGCCATTTTGAGTAATAATAGAGTGTATTAATAAGGTAAAGACTATGCGCCAATTAATCCAAGAGCTAGGAGAGCACTATTAATAGCCTGAACCTGAGCAACAAGAGCCTGGGCATTAGCAAGGGTAGAGAACCCAAAAGGAGTTGTTGAAGTTAAGCCAGAGTAAGCAGTGGCAGGAAGAGGAGCAAAGCCTGGATTCTGTAGGATTACACTGTTCTGGGCAATAGCAGAAGGGATTACTTCAGCATTCTGATAAATAGTCACAGATTCAGTTGAAACAGTTCCAGTAGCAGCACTCATCAGATAAGTGCTAGAAAGAGCACCAAGAGTTCCTGATATAAGACTAACTACTTGAAGACCAGTTGCGGGTAGACCAGCACCAGTAACTACCTGACCAATAGAAAAGGCAGTTCCACCAGTAGGAGCAGTAGTAATGGTCATAACACCAATACCAGCACTGTTGTTAGCAAAAGAGGCAGAAGCACCAGTAGGACCGGCAACAAGGGTAGCAGGACCGGAGGCAAGATAAACAGCACCAACAGTATTAGCTACTCCAGTGCCAACAGGAGAGGCTTGTAGAGTTCCGTAAGAGGCATAGTTTACTCCACCAACAGAAGCAATAGTGTAATACTGATTAGCTACCATGACAGAAGCAAGCTGAGTACCACCTAGGAAGAAAGTAATTGGGTCATTAGCATTTGCTCCAAGGGAACCACCAGATGATAAAACAGTGGTAAGTGGAGAAATGGTTACTGAAGGGGTATTAGTTGTAGTAGGCATATTTTATTTTTCCTTTATATCTAATTTTAATTATTCTACAACAATTGTAGCAAAACCCTGTCGTAGAGGAGCAGCATTATAAAGTGCGTCAAGTCTAAATAAGATTTTATGATTATAACCATCAATCCAGAATAGTGTAGAACAACGAAGACCAGTCTGAGGATCTTTCATACGAGCGGCAAACTTATTACCACCAGCAACACCACCAAGATTTGAGGTATCAATTAGGTCAGCCATACAGAAAGCAATGGCATCTTCGTGGAATACTAGACTTTCACGAGCAATCTGACCAGTTCCGGCAGTTAATTCTGAGGCAGTTGTAAAACCCCAAGGATTTAAATTAGCACCAGTAATAGGAAGAGCATTAATATTCTGAAGAGGACCAGTTAAATGGAAGGCTGGAGAGAAGGTAACAACTGAGCCAGTCTGTGATTCAACTACAAAATGTTTAAGTTCTGACTGAGTTGCCTTACCCATGGGAGTAACAGCTGATACACCATTGAGAGTAAAGTGTTCACCAGGAGCAAAAGCACCAGTCATGCCAGAAACTGTGATAGTATTTCCGCCATCAGAAGCACCTGAGGAATACAGAATAGTTCCTGACCATGTCCCAAGAGTTAGAGCCTGAGCATTAGCAGTCTGACAATAATCAATACCGGCTACATGACCAATACTACCATTACGCCACCGAGTTGATCCATCTGACTGAGGGTTAAACACAGTAGAAATACCCTGCCACACATTAGCATTAGTATGTGGATTAAGAGCCACTGAAATCTTATCATCAGTAAATACGGAAGCCTGAGTCTGCATAACAGCATATGCATCCATTATATTCTGTGAGTTAGTTAGTGGAGTTCCTGGTTTTCCTATGAACTGATTAAAACCACCACCTTGAACACCTGGATTAATAGCCTGCCAGCAAACATAATCCATATTCTGATAGAGAGTCTTTGCCATTGGATCTACAATGTTACTATAAAATTCATCAACATTTAAGGTCTGATCAGCTACAGTAACTTCGTAATCAACACCTAACTGTAGGAGACTTACGGGAGTAAAATAGTCAGCATATGCACTAGGAGCAGCAGTAGAACCTGTACGAAGACTTGGGAACCACGGAGCTCTAATATTTAAAGTTGTACCAATCTTACCACCATCAGGGCCACCATTACTAGCAGCAAAAGAACCTGCAAAGTCTCCATCCCATCTACGAGCTACACGAGAGACCATTACTAGATTATTTTTAACTTGCTTCAGGGCCTTAGCGGTTATGAAGGCCTGATTGTTGTAAACGCTTGTAAGTGCCACTTTATATTTCCTTTATAAAAGTTTGTTATATTATTTCTTATATTTAATAGGCAGTAAAGCCATAATTTTTAACCTGAACAGTAGTATTAGCTTTATTAGATTTTACCGGATTTGGCGGAGTTGGCAATACTTTCTTAATTTTTGTATTTACTTCTTTACTTATTTCCTTACTTTCTTTATTCTCTTTGATTTCGTTTTCCAATTTAGCCTCAATTCTACCAATAGTAACAGCAGTTTTTATAGGGTCCATTTGTGTTATCTTAATTGCTTCATCAGAATTAGCTAAGAGGTAATGCCAAAGTTCGCCAGGAATAGGTGAATCATATACTAATTTTGCCATCATTGGAGAAGCTGTTTTAATACCAGAAGCAACTCTTTCCGCATCCATTTCTAATAATTCAGTGGTATCTTCATATTTTTTTATTATTTCTTTTTGAATTTCCTGAAAATTATTTATCTTTTTTTGCTTATCCCTCTGATATAACTTGGCATCAACTCTAAAATCAATATCATTTTCGCCATTAGCATAATTTAAAGGATTTGGAGCATCAAGGTCAATAAATGTTTCTTGAGTTACTGGTTGTCTTGCTTGATTACGAGTGGCTTCCAGTTGTCCTTTTAGTCTTTCTCGTTCTCTTACTAACTTTGCTATCTGTTTTTCGGCTTTTGTATCACGATGAGTAACTTTAGAAGGTGTTTCTTTTACTTCTACTTCTTTATCAGTTTCCTCTTCTGAAAGGGCCTTATTTTCTGCCTCTTCTTCGGTTTCTATTTCATTTTCTACTTCTTCAGTTGTTTCTATTTCTTCTTCTGATGCTTCTGTTTCTTGAGCTTCTTGTTCTTGTTCTTGTTCTACTTCTTTTTCTTTAACTGGAGGCTTTACTACATTCTCCTCTTGTTTTCCAGTTAGTAGAACCTTATTAAAATCTTCAATATCTAACATTGCATCTTTCTCAGGGGTCATATCTTTTCTCTCCACATGATAAATAAGGTATCAAGTCCTATAAGTATGAGGATTAATGAGACTCAAAGGCTCTTTTAATATATTATAACAGATTTATTGTCCTTGTTGGTTTTGTGCCTGTCCTTGTTGAGTTTGCTGTCCCTGTTGCTCTTGTGGTGTCATAGCATTTTGAGCCATAGTCTGTGTTATATCCATGGCAGTTTGATGTTCTCTAGCACCAGTATCTAATATGTGCTGATGAACCTGCTGTAAAAGGGCCTTACTATGATCTGAAGCGGCTTTTATTTCAGCAATTTCAGCCTTAAAAGCAGTTAAAGAACCCTCATGCTGCATATCTCTCTGCTGTTTTACTAACTCTGTCTGATTTTCTAGAGTGGCAATCTTAAACTTCATTGCCTCCTTATCAGCTAATTGAGTTTCGTTTTGTAGGGTTTGAGTAAGTTGCTGAATAAGACCATGAGCCTTTGTCAATTCTTGTTGTAGCATTTGAGGATTATTTTTCTGTTGGTCTTGGCTTTGTAGGGCAGGTGGTAATAGTTTCTCTAATCTTTCTTTAATATCTTTACTTTCTGGGAAGTCCATTAAGCCCACAATCTTATCCAGGACAAATTGCATACTATTAGGAGAATACTGAACTAGCTCAACAAGGAATGACATATTTTCAGCACGTCTAGTAGCAAATGATGGGCCAGAAGAAACAGCTACATCATATTCCCCTGTAGTAATATCAAATACCTTCTGAACTCCTTCTTGTGTCATTTCATCATCTGTATCACCTTGGCCATTAATCTTAACCAACTGATGCTTATCATCCAATCCTATTATTCTTATTACTCTCTCTTCTGTATATACTTTTCTAATCAAATCTAGCAGCTGAGTTCCTATAATTGCTATGGCCCGTGATAAGTTGTCGGAGTAGTTATAATGAGCTATATTGCCGGCCTGTTGTAGAGCTTTAATAGCAACTCCACTCTGGTCATTAGCCATCTTCTCACCTAATGTTGGGTCATATATAGCATTACTGGCCTTGATATCATTCTCTAGGACCTGTAAAGCCTGTAACATACCCTGAATAGGAGGTTCAGCGGTCATTCTTGAGGGAGCAGGAAGAAACTCACCAGGACCCATGCCTTCTATCTTTGTATTATAGGGCAAGTAAGGCAAGTCAAGTAGGTTAACATTAGCCCAGTATTCTTTAAATTCCTCTATGGCACCAGCAGGAACAATCCAAGGATTTTTAGGAGAACGAGCAATCTGTTCTAAAATAACAGTCTGAATAGTGTTTAACATTACTTGACTTTCCTTGGTATTATGGACCAACCCAGAGAAAACACGGGAACCATTATCAAGTAACACATCACCAAATACAGGAATAATTGGAATAGATGAACCAACCCATTCAGTCTCTTCTAATATCTCAGCTGGGGAATCAATACCACAAGCCAGTTTGTACCATTTTACAGTTTGTCTAGTTGCTGCCCTACTCTGAACAATTCTTTTAATCTCCCCTTCTGAACAATCTGCCTTATCTTTTACAATTCCATTCTTTAATCTGACTAGGGTATATTTCTCATATTCCTTTACGAAGTATTCACAGATTATAGTAGTCTTCTTATCATTATCAAACCATTCTGGAAATCGAGAAGCAACAGGATACCACTCATTATGTTGTATATTGCTTAATTGAGATTTTGGAAAGGATAATTTAAAGTCATCATAGGTCATCGGTTCTACTATAAAGGCATACTCTATATCAGAACCATCTATTGTTTTAAAGGAGGGGTCAATATAAACTAGAAAAGGATTAGGAACAGCAGATATTACTATTTTTTGAGAAAACGAATCCTTCTCATATTCCAGATTGAGCCTGATAAAACCTAAGCCACCCTGAACAGCAAATTCGTTAGCAGTATCATAAGCTAGATTTGCCTTGCTCTGATATTCGATGTGTCTGATAATACCCTGTAAGACATTGGCAACTTCTTCATCAGCCTCATCATTAACAGCAGAAACTAAAACAGCAGGCCTATTATCTCTCTGGGCATTAACTATACTCTTAACCTGGGCATTAATACGGTCAGAAGCAATAGTGGGCTTACCAACTCTTTCAGCCCTTTCACCATCTGGCCATTGGTTATCAGAATTTAGAAAGGAGACATCAGATATGGCTTGTTTATAATTCTTATCCCATGCTTCTACTGTCTTTCTAAATCTTTCTTTAATACCATCTAGGAGTGGCAGACCTTCTAATTCTTCACCATTGTCATTTATCATAGTGTCTATCTTCCTTTTTCCTTTATTTCTATTTCTATTTCTATTTCTATTTCTATTTCTATTTCTATTTCTATTTCTATTTCTATTTCTATTTCTATTTCTATTTCTTATTCCTTAATATTATAACTATATATCCCTATAAGTTTTTATTCCCACGTAAAGCACTATATCCTTGTTGTAATCTATAAGCTTCGGGAACATTTCTCTTTGAAGAAATAGGTCTTCCATATTGGTCACATAGTATACTTCCTATATCTGGTCCACTTCTACCTGACATCTTATAATTTCTGATAATAGGAGTAATGGCATATCGTAGAGCATCAATACAGTCACTATGCTTGTCTACTATTACAGGCAGCACATTACCAGTTTTCTTATCAACCTTATAGGAGTAATTCTTTAAGTCATGTAAAGTTCTTTGACACCTAGGATGAACCACAATCTTATTAAATCCTCGAAGCCTTGATATACCATCCTCTATACTTCCAGGCCCCTTAGGAGATGGTAAGGCCCTAGGAAAGCCATGTAAACGAAGATAGGAAATAGTCTCTGGTCTTGAGGAGTCAACATATATAATATGAGAGGAAGAACCAGGAATAGTATTAAAAGCATCAGGCATCAAATCTAAATCTAAATGGTCCTGATATAACTCATGTTCTATATACAATCTATCCTCATATACCCAGGCTTTAATTAATACTGTAGGGTCTATACTATATCCTAAATCACAACCATAAAGAGGAGACCAAGTTTCAGGGTCAATAAAAGGAGTAAAATCTTTAACTATAAACTTATTCTTAAATACAGATGCTTCACTATGATTAACTGGCCTACCTTCCCACTCATGTAAATATTTTTCAAAGTCAGTAGAAGCCATCCATTGCATTTGCTTCATTGCTTCATCACTAAACCAAGGATTATCCCAATACTCCATTTCAATAACTATACTATTCTCTGGAGGTTCTTGACATATAAAGAGTTGAGATATTGGATCTTCATCTAAATCTCTATTCAGGGTAAAATAGAGTTCAGCATTTTTGGCACGTATAGTAGGGTCCAGCTTATCCCAAGTTCTCCAAGACATACTGCTAGCTTCTTCAAACCACAGAATATCAGGAGAGTTCATACTTTTGATACCCATAATAACATCATCACTTAAGCCAGAAAAAATAAATTCAGAACCCCACTTATTTTTAATGGAGGTATCAGTTATCTCAAAATAAGGAGAAAGCCCCATCAACTCTATTATTTCTTTAATCTTACTATGAACACTTTGTTTAATTGCTACTTGAGTTTCACGAGCACATAAGATACGTAACTTTTTCTGACAAGATTTAACAACAAGAATTCTAGCTATACTCTCTGTTTTAGCTGACCACCTACCGCCCCAAAGAACCCTATAACGAGCATCAGTATTTAAGAGAGGTATAACTTTTTTTGGCAAGACTAGATTAAGAGTAGGAGCAGGTAGAGAAGGAGGGGGTGGAGGTAATAAAGCAGAAGATAAAGAAGACAAGGAAGAGGGGGATATAGAAGAGGATTTAGAGGGGGATTTAGAGGGGGATTTAGAGGGGGATTTAGAGGAACTTGTTATTTTTGTCGAATTGGTTGTAAGTTTATTGTTTGCCATATTTACCTTTTTAAAATTATGAAAAATCCTGGCAGAAAATCGAAAAAATTGAAATTATTTGGAAGAGCCCTATAGAGATGACCCCCGTATTTGTAGATTATGGCGGCTTTTTTCTTATAGTAGGTTGAGATTCTGTGCCAGCATCTTATCATTAGCTTATCAATGTCTAACGGAGAGTATGTCATGATGCTGTTGTATGTCTGTGATTATGTCTTAACCTTTGACTATATTTATTGATACTATCTCAAGGTTGCTATGTCTTGTCATGTTGTAATAAGATAATATGAAAGGTTTATTGCTAGTCATAATCAAAGGATGATAGGTTAATATAAGTATTCATAATAAATAATTAGTTACCCTTATTTATCAAGGAACTAGAGAGACATAATAGTCGTTATCAAAAGTTGTAATCGATTACACAATATACAATTCATATTAAAGACTAGTATCATCCTTATCATTAGCATCCTTGAGAGTAGTTAATGTATCATCGTCAAGCTTGGTAGTATGTGATTCAACAAATGAGATTGATATAGTAGGAATTGGAGGTAGCTCACTCTTATTAGCATCTGGCAGAATTTTAGCTAACAGACCGGCAAATGTTCTTGGGTCTTTCTTGGCTAACTCTAACAGCCACTTCTCTCCTCCAAGCTTATTGAAGCTATCTTGAATAGCCTCTCGCAGGTTACCAGATATTCTATTAGGTGTTCCTTTAGGGCGACCGGGACCAGGATGATTCTTTCCAGGGCGCATTTTATTGTTTTCACTCATGTTTATAATATCCTTCAAATACATTATAACCAAGTGAGATATAAGTAATGTATAGTAGGGGTGTGTCAATTTTACCTCAAATATGTGGTAATAAATACACAGGTCTAAATACAATACAACATATACAGAGAGCTAGGAAAATAAAGATATATGCGTTTAATTTTCGTCAATTATATGTAGTTTTATTGCCACTTTCGTTTTTAGCCTATCTCAAGAAAGCATTGAAAAATAAGGAATCTAACTTTGGCATACTCTGTGCTTCTATTATGTCAAGCAGGTTGAGGCCCGCTGACAATCCTTGACAATTCATAATGATATAAGTAAGACAGGTTATAGTGTCATCCTGCTAAAATGACACATAGCTTTAACGCAGTAAAAAGTATAGGTGTATATCATGTCGATTAAATGGTCCTCCCTTATCGAACCCAAGACTGATAACTCCGGTGAAAGGAAGTCTGAATACTTTGACTTCCCTTCCATCAACATCGTGGGTGTCACTCCTATCAAGGGAAAGAACAAAGGCATCAAGCAACCTGATTACTTTCTCAGGGTCAGCAAAAGGGCTTTCAAGGCCTTCTATGACAGCTTGGAAATTGCCAGCCTGGACTATCACACGATGGGACAGGATGTTTTGGCCAACTGTGTGAAGGGTTATCTGGGTCTCTCTGGTGACGAAGCTTCCAGGCTGATTAATCTGGCCAAGTCGGAAGGAAGCAAGGAAGATGAAGATGGTCTGGTTTCCCTGTTTAGCTACATGGAACCACACATTATCCCGACCATCATCAACAACTCCCTAAACGACACCACCAAAGCCACTGTCAGGGAGTTTATCAAGGCAATGGGAAGGGCTGGCAAGGCTTCTTTGCTAGTCTCTTCTTCGGGTGGTCTTGAAGAAGTCAAGGCCTGGATGGAAAGCGAGCTGGTGAAAGTCATGAGCAACTGGAATGGTAATCAGGAAAATCTCTCTGCTTTTTTG